AATCGGAAATCTTTATCAGTCACAGGGTCGTGAACCCGATGCTATTCGGCGTGAAGACCGAGGGCCAACTGGGAGGACGGCAGGAACTGGTGGAGGCTTACGAACTATTCAAGGCTACCTATGTGAACGACCGAGTGCGGAAGGTGGAGCGGATGATGAATTACTTGGGTTCGTTCAATGGCGTGGAGGGTATGGAACTTATTCCCGTGGAACCNATCACGGAGCNGTTAAGCGAGAACGCAATGATTCAAGCGATGACACCAACCGAACTGCGAGAGAAGGCGGGACTGCCTGCCATTGAAGTCAAGACCGAAAGCAGCGTGCAGGATGTCATCACAGCCATTAATAGCCTCTCTCCACTCGTTGCAAACAAGGTGCTGGAATCAATGTCGCCCAATGAAATCCGTGCGCTTGTATCGCTTCCTGCGAAGGCAGAGGGTCAAGGGCTTTCGCCTGATACGGCGACCGAAGTAAGCCCCGAACCAACTGCACCGCAGGGGGTTGGCTTCCAACGACAACATCAAGAAGTTATCGGGCAGGGAGTACCAGAACTTGATGCGAATCGTCCGCCATTACGCACAGGAAAAAATCACCTTGGAGATGGCCCGCACGATGCTATCCGCTGGATTCGGTCTAACCCCCGAAGAAGTGAACACCCTACTCGGAGTGCAGGAGCAAGCCTTCAGCGAACCCCAANNGGGCGAAGAAGACACCGAGGACTACGGATGGGGGGACGAGGAATTTAAGGTCTTGGAGGTCGTCGCAAGCAAGTTTGGGAGCAGTTCGGACGACTACGTTGTCATGCACTCCAAGCCAATGCGGTTTGATGCCGACTTAGACGACCAAGTTCGCCAAGCCTTCGCCGAACTTGGCGAGGAAGAAAAAGAACTTGACAAGAAGATTGAAGCCTACCGCAAAAAGAATCGGGACGCAAGCGTGGAAGAAATGGCCAAGGAGTTCGGTGTCAGCAAGGCCAAGGTCGCCAAGCGTGTGGCGTACTTGATTACAAAAGACCGTTACCCCATCGACAAAGGGCCGTGGACCAAATCGCATCCGAGAACCTGCCCAAAAACATCAAGGAAGTGGCCGAACCCGTGCTGGAGGTGAGGTACAAATACGCTTGGGCCGCTGGATTCAGCAACAAGGATAAGAAGACCAGCCGTGAATTCTGCAAGGTCATGTTGGACCTCGCTGACCAAGGCAAGGTCTACACCCGTGACGACATCAACGGTATTTCCAACATCATGGGTTATAGCGTATGGAACCGCCGTGGTGGTTGGTATCATACCGCCAGCGGCGTGAACCGCCCCCAATGCCGCCATGTATGGGAGCAGCAGTTGGTCATTCGCAAAGGCAATAAAATCAGCAAAGCATGAAGGCACTATTCATAAGCGAGCAGACGCTCTTGGACAACTCGGTCATAAACGAGAATGTGTCGTTTACCCAAATACGGCCCACCATCGTGAAGGTGCAAGAGATGCGGATTCAGCCGATAGTCGGTTCGGCCTTGTATAGCGAAATGGTGACGCAAGTGGTGAGCGGTACAACAACTGCCTTGAACACCACGCTATTGGAGGACTACATCCAGCCCGCCATGGTGCAATGGCTGTACTACGAACTCCCGATGGTCTTGGCGTTTAAGTACATGAACAAAGGAATGGTCCGCCGTACCAGCGAGGAATCTTCCCAAATGTCTATGGACGAAATTACCCGCTTGACGGACAAGGTCAAGAATGATGCCGAGTGGTATTCCGAGCGCATCACCCGCTACCTCATGGAGCAAAAGGCAAATTACCCGCTCTTCAACTCCCCGCCATCGGCATTGGATACTATTTACCCGAACGGCACGAACTACAACACGGGGATGGCCTTGGACGCAAGAACCCTGCGCCGTGGTGCTGGACTTGACCGCCCGTGGCCCTATGACCCTTACTGCTCCAACTGCTGAAACCTATGGGAGCGCACTCAAAAAATATTCTGAAATTACAGGCTTATGTCATGGATAAAAATCAAGCAAGCACTCCTTGCGCTTGCAAATGCTCACCCGCAAGTAAATTCCTTCGGAACGGGGGACCCGCTTGCAATCGGGACCGACAACACCATCAACCTGCGAACCCCAAGCCGTGAGCGAATCGTCTATCCGTTGGTATTTGCGGATGTTCAGTCAGCGAGTACGGACTTGGGCAGTTTGGCTCTTACTGTGGGTGTCTATTTCAGCGACCGAGTGGAATCCATTGCCTCGATGGGCGGAGTGGTTTCGGGCAGTCCAACGCTGGGCTGGCAGGATAACGAGGACGAGGTTTTGAGCGACCAACTGCAAATCGCTCAGGACTTCATTTCAGCCCTTACAAACGACCCGACGCAAGAGTGGACCCTAAGTACCTCCGTGTCGCTTACGAGGTTTGTGGAGAGCCGTGACGACCGCACGGCGGGGTGGGTGGCTACTCTATCATTCCAACTGCCGTACTCACATAGCGTTTGTGAAATTCCGACCTAACCTACATTTACCCTAAAGCAGAATTATGCCAACTCCAATCTTACAACAAATGCTCGGACAGGGCGGGTCAATGCAGTTCATTGACGCAGCCGTATCGGGTGCAAACTTTGACTTCATCGTGGTCAATGCCGCCGCAACCTTCACGACCCTCACGGGTTCGGGAGGCGAGGACCTGCTGACCGCTTACGCAATGTCAGCCAAGTCCGTGTCTGCTGGCATCGTCATCAGCGGAAGGAACGGCGGCAAGATTACTGCGGTAACGCCTTCCGTGGGTAGCGTCATCGGATATACATTCCTCTAAGCGATGTTTTTAGGCTACGGCTACGGCTACCCTCGCTCGCTTATTCTCGGCGGTTCGGGCAACCCTTACTGGGCCGCCTACAACGCTCGTGCATCTGCTGACGGCGCAACCGCTGCCGAAACCGCAAGCAACGACTGCCTGCAATCCCGATTCATTGCCACCTTCCAAGATTACAATTTCTTCGTGTGGACGGATACGGTTTGGGCGGTGTTCAACAACCGCTGCGATGCCGATTCAGCCACCGCCAAAGAAAACCTTTTTGAAAACTGCTTACAAGTTCGCACCTATAATTTAGACTAATGCCCGCAGCACCCTCCTTACTGATTGTCCCCTATCGTTCCAAGACGGGGAAACTATACTCCCAAATCCCCACCAGCGGGGCGGGCGACTTCACCGTTACCCGCAACACCGAGGCACGGAGGTTCAATTCCGCAGGGTTGATTGAATCTGTGGCATCGGGCATCCCCCGCTTGGACTACTACACCAGCGGAGGAACCGTTGGCTGCCCTGCTTTGCTCGTGGAGCCTGCGGCGACGAACCTTTGCTTGCAGAGTGAAGCGTTCAACACGACTTGGACCCGTGTTTCAGGAGGTACAGGTTTGCTCCCCGCAATCACCGCAAACGCCGTGGTTGCACCTGACGGCACAACGACTGCGGAAACGATTGTTTTTGATAGAGGCTCGGCAACATCGGGTACTGCTAATTTAGCCAAATTCAGCAAGTTATAAGTTTAGCCACAAGCGGAACATACACCCTTAGCGTTTACGCCAAGGCTACGGCGGCGGGCGATGTCGGCAAGCTAGTTTTACATAAGGGCCAAGGACACACTTGTTTCGGGTGCATTGACAAGTTCTTGGGTTCGATATACATCTACTGAAACGGGTGTCGCTTCGGGAAATACAAATGTAATTATTGGCAACCGTGGAGGTTTTACGGCAGATTCAAGTGTAAGCGTTGACCTATGGGGCGCACAACTCGAAACAGGCAGCGTAGCCACTTCCTACATCCCCACCACCACCGCAGCNGTCACCCGAAACGCAGATGTCGTTTCGGTCAGCGGAGCGGTCAGCGGGTCCATCGGGCAGACGGAGGGGACGATTTATGCGGAGGTGGATATTCGCAACCTTACAACCGCAGATTTTGCGAGAATAGTCACTTTAAGAGAAACTGCAAATGCGAACAACTTTTTTGTAAATAGAAAAAAGAAAGTTCAACTCAATTAAGAATTTCTGCTCGCCTAAATAGCGGGACTACAATAACTTTTTTAACTCACCCAAACGCATTCCAACTCGGAACAAATAAGATTGCTTTTGCATATCAAGATGGCAATTATGCAATGGGATTCAATGGTGTCGTGGCAACAAGTTCGCAAGCAGGGATGACAGCGTCTTTAAATCAAGTAATCCTTGGGTCTTCAACCTCAAGCGTTGCACAACTCAACGACCGCATCCGTGCCGCTGCCCTCTACCCCACCCGCCTCACGAACGCAGAACTCGCAGCCCTCACCGCCTAACGATGCCCACCTTCCGCAAGTTCGCCTTCCCCGACGGGGCCACCGCTGACAAGGTTTTGGGGGAATTCCTGCAACCGNTGGACTTCGCCGTGCCGCTCGGACACCTCTGCGCCGCTACCGATGCGGAGGAAACTGCATCAAGCCCGCCCCGAATTTGCGGTGGACATCCTATTCCACGACACCTGCCCCGAAGCCTTGGCCGCATTCGTGGTATGGCCCGAACCTTGCGGAGTGCATTCGTTCAGCGGTTGGGATGCTCAATACGAGCGTGACTACAAAGAATTTGCAACATCACCCAAATAAACACATTTCCAACCATGGGCCTATTTAAGCGCAACCCCGACCAACCAAAACTCCCACTTATGAAATCAGCCGTCATCGCTCTGCTCCGTCACTTGCTCACATTTATCGGCGGTACACTCGTCGCCAAAGGTATCATTGACACCGCTACCCTCACCGAAATTATTGGCTCGGTATTGACCT